ACTCTAAGAGATGTTAAAAGCAGATTAGACGGTGCATGGACAGCCCGCGGCGAAAGAGGCGGTTTAGAAAGAGGACTAGGTCTCATTGAAAGAGTCATGGGACCAGCCACTGGAATTTCAAGATTATCTTATGTGGGCGCAGCTTTAAATACTACATCAGTTCTAATGGTAATGTACAGATACAACATGGTTCGTTATCATGATCTCCTTGCCCCTCAATGGAGAGGCGGAACAATGTATGCTGTTATTCGTGATAGAAATACTGGTGAACTGTTTGGTATTGATTCAAATGCAAATGGTAACGTTACTATTTTTCCTTGGAGAGGCGCCGCACCTTAATATTTTTAAGGTGATTGGTATTTATTCTACAGTTAATAATTCCATTATAATATTCTTCTGAAAGAAGGACGTTTTTTTCAAACTGAAGTTGAGCTTCATAATAAGAAGCTTCAGATATAGTATTACAAAGATAGATAATCTCTCTTTTAAACTTATCTTCTCCTAAAGTTTCAACGTCCTTCTTTAATTCTTCATTTGAGCCCCAATAATCTTTCCAATCAGATTCAGTTAGAATTTTACGCTTTCTCTTTTGTCCTTTCAAAGGAGGCTTCATTCGGTAGGAATAGAATTTTTTCTTACCAATGTATTTTTTGTTATTTGTAAGATTTGTAATCTGATAGACAAAAGCCATCCAATGACTAATATCTTCAGAAGTAAATTCCTTCCCGTCTTTAAGCCATGTCAAAACAAATTATCTACCTCATATTTTGGACAAGTCTTGATGGGAGGATGTAAATGATCCTTTATCCATCTTTTGAAAATTAGTCTTGATAGTGCTAATATTGGCCAGCAATAAGCTATGAATAGCATCAATCCACATGAGAATAGTAAAGCTAATTTACACTTATTTACAAAATGTCTTAGATTAGAATCAGTCTCTAATATACATTTGTAATTGTCTATTATACCTATTAAATAATATGTTGCTATACCAATATAAACAACTATCAAGACTTCAAACATTAATCTTCCATATCCTCAATGAATTCATCAAATGCACTTGGATTTAACTCTAAAAGAGCTTCATCAAATGTGATTGATAAACCCATTAAATCTTTATATACATCTTCATCATATGCATTAATAACATCAATCAGATCAAGATAAAATTCTTTCTTGGAGTCTTCATCAATGTTTTTTTCTGAAACTTCGATTACTTCAGTAAACAATCTAGCAAAAATTTCCTCCCAACTTTGTTCGCTCATTTTAGTCTTCCTTTAGATTTCGCAGTTGCCAGCCACGCAAGCCAGAGTTTGGGTTCCTTCCCCATTATCATCTGTTTCAATTAGAGCATTCCAATCTATTTCAGTAGGCATCTGCTTTATTAGTTCGTTGTATTTCTTTTCATCAATTTCCTCATATGGAGCTTGTCTATATGTTCCACCATCATATGGTAAAAAGGAAACACCTGAAATTTCATCAAAGTGATTCCATACCCATGCTCCAATCTGAGGCCATTCATCCTCTAAAACATTTATAGTAACTGAAGGTTTATGTTCACACCAATATCTCTGATACAATAGCCACAATTCAAGATGATCAATTGAACTTACTTGTTCATGGTCTTTCGATTCTTCTGGGGCTTTTTGTGGAAATGAAAACACTACATTTTGAGGATTCATCACATCAATTTCATGTGAAACTCCAGCATTAATTAAGTGTTGTGTAAGTGGATCTTTGATGTCATTCCTAACTCGACGTATGTAGTACTTAGCAAATCTTGGATGAATTCCTGACGCGGAATTGACAAGTTGGGATACAGTTCCCGAAGGCTGAACGCATGTGACGGCAGTTGACTGCGGAATGTCAAGCTCAGCCGCGAGCTTTTCGTTAGTAGAGATAGCCTTTTTACGAAGCCGTTCGAGGAGCTTGGGGAGCTGTTCATCATTGTGATCATTCAAAAGCCTATTATCAAATATACCAGTTAAAGATACACCAAGGAGTCTTTCCTCTTCAGTATTTCTCTTCCAAATTTTTCTAAGATATGGAAAGTTTGTTAGTGTAGATTGAAATGTACCAAGAATAGTTGCTAACTCTACTTTCTCTTTAAGTTCCTTCTCAGTATCTCCAGCTCTTACTACTACTTCAGTAAGATTACAAAACTGATAAGGTCTTAGAATGATTTCAGAACACGGATTGGTTCCCCACTCGTGGTCGGGGTCTCGCCGTCCATTAGCTTCAGTAACGGCCCTTGATGCTTCTCTATTAAATATGCCTCGTTCACCAGACTTACTATTGTAAAGTGCAAGCCATTCTTCCATGAATATACCAACATCGGGCTTTTCTGTATAACAGGCAGAATTGTTGGAAAGGGCTCTTTGTGCTTGTTGTTCCCACCATGCTCCTGATTTTGCATGTCTCATCCTATCATCTGAAAGATTTGAAAGTGAAATCATTGCGGATCGTCTTACACCACCCACAACAATGGCTTCACCGATTTTACACATGATATCATGACATTCAAGCGAATTAAGCTTTCGACCTACAGCTTGTTGAAAAATGTGTACAATGAAATAAAACAAATCTTCAAGAGGACCTGGCCCAGATGCTCGTCCTCCAAACGTCTTTAGTCTTTCACCAGGTCCACGAACTCTGCTTGTGTCCCATTTTGGAATTTCTCCAGAATACAAAAGAGCAATTAGTTGCCTAAGAGCTTTAGACCAACCTTCTTTTGAATCTTTTACAACAATAGTTGTGTCAGAATGAAATAATCTATCTGGAATCTCAGGCAGCTTATTGACATATTGACGTTCTACAGAGAATCCAACACCAGTACCACACATAAGAATATGCATAGCTTCATCAAAGGCTTTTGGATCATCAACAGGAATATAAGAACAGTTATAGCCAGCTGTATTGTCTCTTGCTAATGCTTTACCAGCAGTCATTACTGATCGCATCGAGGGCATAACTTTGAAATTCAGAATGGCATCAAAAAGCTTTTCACGGAGGGTCTCTTCCATTTCATAGCCAAAATTTGCCTTTAAGTGTAATTCCATAAAATTCAAATATCGGGATACGGTTTCATCCCAGTGTTCTCTCCTTTTTTCTTCATCTAGATATCTTGCGTAACGGCTCTTGTGAATAAACTGACTATACAAATCCATTCTTGCTTTATTCCTTATTCTTCTAAAATTTCCTTCGGCGTACCTTCAACAGTAAGTTTATTACCAGACTTTGTGCAAATCACACACATATCCACTCTATCATCTCCTGGCAAAACCAAGCTTTCACTTTGAAATGCTTTTGGATTAACATGTTGAATTGTGTCAATTTCATTAGTTTCTACATAACAAGTTACACCTGGCTCAACTCCTTTTAATGCTTTCCACGACATAATATTTCCTTTCATTTAATTTCAGAGATATTGATTTTGTATCCTGATTTCTTTTCAAAATTATTTTCTATAAGTAAGTCAGTTAAATCTTTACCGTCAGAAAGAATAACTCGCGCAAGATATCTACCGTATTTGCCTGCTTTATCTTTTTCCGTATGGACAGTAATCTCGTCACCAGGTTTCAATAAATCCTCGACGAACTGTTTTGCGGATGCAGCATGAAGACGCTCTTGGAGAGATTTAGAACGCAATTCGGGTGTATCTATTCCAAGTAATCTGAGTTTTTCTTTTTTGAGTATGGTTTTGAAACCAAGATCAATATCTACTTCTAAAGTATCACCATCAATCACTCTTCTAATAATCGCTTTATATTCATACATTATTTTGAATACTCTTTCAATACTGTACTAATGATCGCTTCAATAATTTCTGTGCTTGATCCCTTACAAATATAGTAGTCAGGATCATATACTAGAAGTGATTCTTTAATTTTCTTATCAATCTCAACAGAGTTAGCTAATGAATGTACTCTGCCAATCATTGTGTGGTATTTAGGGTTCCTCTCAATGTAAAAATTGATATTATTGAACTGATCAAACGTTTCATTAAAAAATTGTTTCTGAAAATACAGATAGTCATCATCAAAGAATTTCTTCTCAATTCTTTCTTGAAAGTAATCCAAATAAACTCCATTCAGTATCAGTGGACTATCACATATAGCATAGTCCACCTTGTCAAGCAACCTATAAAGTCTACGAAATTGCTCTGCAAATAGATGTATTTGATTTTCAAATAATTTGATATTTTCGTCCCATGTAACTTCTTTAGCATATTCTGATGCTAATTCACACGAGATTCCTT